TATGCACTATAATTGGCTTATTGACCGCTTCCACTATTCACCTACCAACAACGCTGTGATTAATAACATGGGGCGCTTAATTTACGGGCGTGGAATCAGTGCTATCAATGCAAGCCGTAAAACAGCAGAATATACGGCTCTAAAGGCTTTATTTACTCCAAATGTATTAAGAGGTGTCTCACAAGGTTTAAAGCTGTTAGGAGATGTGTACATACAATGTATCTACAATAAGCAGCATACACGCATTGAAAAGGTAGACTTTTTAACGGCTAATTATGTGCGCCCTGAGAAGTGCAACGAAGATGGGAACATTGAAGGGTACTATTACTGCTACGATTGGGAAGACGTAAAGAAGTACAAGCCTAAACGAATCCCAGCTTTCGGAACGTCTAAGGATGAAGTAGAGCTTTTGCGAATTATGCCATACTCTGTAGGGTTTAAGTACTTCTCTCCTGTAGATTATCAAGGCTGTCTACCTTATGCAGTGCTGGAGGAAGAGATTAGTACTTACTTAATTAACGAGGTCAGAAACGGATTCTCTGGTACTAAAGTTATTAACTTTAATAACGGACAAGTAGGAGACGACAAGCAGCGCGAACAGTTAAAGCGTCGAGTAATGTCAAAACTCACAGGTTCAACAGGTGAGAAAGTTATCGTTTCATTCAATAGCAACGTAGAAAACAAAACTACTATCGACGATATTCCGCTAAATGATGCGCCACAGCACTATGAGTATTTATCTAAAGAAGCAGAGCAAAAGATTCTAATAGGTCACAACGTAACCAGCCCAATGCTAGTGGGTGTTGTCACGGATAATCAAGGCTTCTCTAGTAATGCAGACGAGATTGACATAGCAGCGAAATACTTCTATAATACAGCCGTAAAGCCTTACCAGGATATGATAATTGAGGCGATAGAGCAGGTTTTAACTTTCAACGGTGTTACTGGCTTAGATTTGTATTTTAAACGCCTTAACCTGTTAGACTCTGTAGAGGAAAAAGCACAAGCAGAAGAAGAAACAGCACTTTCTTTAGAAGCCCAAAGAGCAGATTGGATAGACGAATTTGGAGAGGAAGAGAGCGAAGAGTGGGAGCTTGTAGACGCGAGAGAAGTAGACTACGACAACGAAGATACACTAGACGCTGAGATAGCAGAAGTAGAGAAAAACCTAAAAGATAAAAGCCTACTTTCTAAGGTATGGAAATTTGCCACAGGTTGGGCAAAACCTAACACAGCAAGCGAGCAAGATGAAGAGAAGGACGGCTTTTATTTTAAAGTTCGCTATAAGTATGTAGGCAACCCAAGCCCAGAGCGTGACTTTTGTAAGCAAATGATGAGAGCGTCTAAGATTTACCGAAAGGAAGATATTATGAGAATGGAGTCTCTAGGGCTTAATAAGTCGCACGGACATAACGGAGAAGCCTATTCGATATGGCTATACAAAGGCGGAGTTTCATGCCATCATAAATGGGAGCGTAGGACGTATGTAAGTACACAAAAAAGAGCTTCTATAGGTTCGGCTAAGACAAGCCAAATAAGCACGAATAAGGCACGTAAATTCGGCTACAGACCAACCAACCCTAAAGAGGTTTCTATGATGCCTAAAGATATGCCAAGACAAGGACACCACCCAGATTATAAAGGATAATGAAAGCACTACTGATTACACGCGAAGACATAGTCAAAAAGACTATAATGAATGGGAACGTAGATACTGACCAATTCATTCAGCACATTGAAATAGCTCAAGATATACATATTCAGAATTATCTAGGGACTGACTTACTCGTTAAGATTCAATCTCTAATAAGTGCAGGAACTATAGGAGACGCAGGAAACGAAGATTATGATACTTTATTGGTTAAGTATGTAAAACCTATGCTTATTCATTGGGGAATGTATGAATATCTCCCGTGGGCTGCGTACACTGTAGCAAATAAAGGAGTTTATAAACATACAAGTGAAAACGCTGAAACAGCACAAAAAAACGAGATAGACTACTTACAAGAAAAACAAAAAAAGACGGCAGAGAATTATACTCAACGATTCCTAGATTATATGGATTTTAACGCGGGGGAGAAGTTTCCAGAATACTACTCAAATAGCAATGAAGACGTAGACCCTTCGCAAAGTACTAACTTCTCAGGCTGGGTTATCTAATGGAAAATACCTTAAAAATAATTAAGACATACGGGGCGACGGCTGTCCTTATGTTGTGGCTGGCTAATAATAACCTTAGAATTAAGGAAATTGAGGAAAAGCTATACAAGTGCTATGAAGATCAAATTTCTATGAATATGCAACCAGATAGCTATCGAGTCAACAATGTGGAACTTATAGCAATTAAAGAGAGGGAGGTTTCAGGAAAAGAAAGGGATTGGTCATGAAAGAGCTATAAAAAAACCCTGCCCACAAAAGCAGACAGGGAAACCTAAACAAACACAAAATTATTGACAATTCAAATGTAAACATATTATTTAAATATGAAGTACATTTTATTCATTTTTTTTTATAAATTATAAGTATATCATTAATTATACTTATCTTAGGCGCATTAATTTTGAGCTATAAACTCTATAAAAAAACAAAATGAAGCAAATCAGGAAGCGTCTATCTATTGAGGAGGCGGAGATAGTAGACAACTTTAGACGGATTCAAAAGGAAGCCGAAGCAGCAGGTTTAGACGTAAACTCTGTTAAAAGTGGATGGATAAAGTCAGAGGATTCTAGCCTATACTTTAAAAACCCTAACTACAAAAATCCAGAGCAGATAGGTATAGAGATAATGGGTAAAGATATTATCGAGAATGTAAAGAACTACGCTCCCAAATACCCGAAGATTAAACGCTCTAAATGCAAGCAGGGACACTTGTTAGTTGTAGACCCCGCAGATATACACATAGGGAAGCTATGCAGTTCTTATGAGGTTGGCACTGACTATGACTCTAACATAGCTGTAAAGCGAGTAGTAGAAGGAGTAAAGGGTTTGCTAGACAAGTCTAACGGTTTTAACATTGATAGAATAATGTTTATAGCTGGAAATGACATCTTACACACAGATACACCTTCCCGAAAAACAACTAGCGGAACCCCTCAAGATACTCATGGTATGTGGTACGAGAACTTTCTAACAGCCAAACAGCTTTACGTTGACTTAATAGAAATGCTTATGCAAGTAGCAGATGTAGATTTTATCTTCAATCCTAGTAACCACGATTATCAAAGCGGATTCTTCCTAGCTCAAACGATAGAAGCACACTTTAATAACTGTAAGAATGTTACTTTTGATTGCTCTATAGCTCATAGGAAGTACTCATCTTATGGTAATTCCCTCATAGGTACAACCCACGGAGACGGAGCCAAACAGCATAACCTGGGTAGCTTAATGAGTATGGAGGCTAAAAAGGAATGGGCTACAGCGGAACATAGATACTTTTACACGCACCATGTACACCACAAAAGCAGCAAAGACTATATCAATATAACAGTAGAAACACTTAGAAGCCCTAGCCCAGCAGATTCTTGGCATCATCGAAACGGATATATAAGCCCAGAGGCAGTGGAAGCGTTCGTTCATTCAAAAAATCATGGTCAAGTAGCACGACTTACTCACTTTTATTAAATAGTCTAACTCACTAATTTTAAGAGCCTTGCAGAAATGTGAGGCTTTTTTTTGAAATAAATTGTTAATAACGCTTGTAGTTATCAACATTGTTGCTATCTTTGTCATATACAAAAACACAAAACGATGGAGTTAGAAGAATACATAAAATGCGAAACCTGCGAAGGGAAAGGGCATTTGGAGATCATTGGAGACTGTTATAAGTCTGCTTCTATGTGTTGCGGTGGTTGCTCTAGTTATGTAGAATGCGACGAATGCAACGGAAGAGGCGAAGTAGAAAACCCAGAATATTACGAACTTTAAAAACAAAAACATGAAGACACTATTAGATTATGAAATGGAACTAGCTCACGTATGGGCGAATATAGACGGAAGGATAAACGCTATAGAGCAAATGATGCAGGAAGGCTTTTTTGATTACTCAGAAAAAGCAAAAATAAAAGCGGAGACAAAGCTGGAGCTTTTACAGGCGTTAAAAAGAGACATTAAAAAAACAAATAAATAAACATGAAAACATTTGAATTTTTATGCGAGGAAAATAATCTAATTGCTGTAAGGTCAAGTTTTAACGTTGATAAGACAGTTGATAAATTAAAGCGAAATGGTTTAAATCCTATTTCATACCTGGAATTAGACGAACTAGATGCTGAATTTGTAGAAATAGATTATACTTTTAAACAAGATTAAGATGAATTTAAATAAGTTAATAAACCAACAAGCGGTTATCAATTTTATCGGTAAAAACACAGGCGTGAAGTTTAAATGTTCCGTGGGTGGTATTTTGCATTATGAAACCGTTTTACCTAAATACATAAATGAGGAATACTGTCATTTTGAAGTGTCTGTTTTTCATAATTCTTCTGAAGATTTCTTAGATTTTGAAACGCTTGAAGATGTATGCTATAAAAGACAGGTTTTTGAATTAAAGTTAATTTCTAATAAAACAACAGGAAGAAATACTTTGTACCATCAAAAATACATTAATCCAAACAAATAAATAAACATGAAAACAACCTTGGAATTAATCAGAGAAAAAAACCCATGCGAAGAGTCATGGTTGGAACTGCTTAAAAGCCTTGACAAGACAAAAGCAGACAGCGAACCAATAGAGCTAACTTACATTCTTGAGACTTTAGGCATTGATGATGCTATATGGGCTTTGCGAAGTTTAGAAGGCAAAGACAAAGAGATTCGTTTATTTGCTGCGGATTGCGCCGAAAGTGTTTTGCATATATTTGAGAAAGAATACCCAAACGACGACAGACCTAGAAAAGCAATTAGAGCCGCGAGAGATTACGCTAACGGTTTTATAAATGCCCAAGAATTAAAGAATGCTGCTGCTGCTGCTGCTAATGCTGCTTTTACTGCTGCTGCTGCTGCTGCTGCTAATGCTGCTGGTACTGCTGCTTTTACTGCTGCTGCTGGGTATGCTGCTGAAAAAGGAAAGCAAAAAGAGTTATTTATTAAATATTTTGGATAATGGCAACAGTTTACAAAGTAGAGGTGGTATCTCACTGGATTAACTACACTAAAGAAGATTTACAAAAGTTATTAGAAAAGTCAGTAAAAACCATTGAGGTAAATGGTAATGAAATACAGATAGAAGTTACTGAACGTAAGTAAATTTTATTGCGTACAACGTTAAGTATAACAGTAGAAAATAAAACAGAATAGATATGGAAGTAAATGTAGCACAAAGAAGATTTTATGTTTGGAAACTAGAATTATGGTGGGTTGCCTTTGATAGTCCGCAATTTTATCCTGTAAGTAGAAAGCATATAAAAGGAAATTGGTTTTGGAGACAGTAGTTTTAATGTACTCTGCTAACCAAATAAAACAGGAAGCAAAATCTTAGTTCATGTACAGTATGCAAATTGCGAATAAACAGGAACTAGCAAATACTTTAACTATGATTAATTTACCAATATTAACCCTAGGAATCGCAGGATTCATACTAGCAAGCATTCTAGGCATAAACATGTGGTACGTGTATTACAACTCTAAGAGTAGCCGATACATTAACCCGAGTGTTCACTTAGAATTGCCTAAGAAAAAACTGCCACAAAGTACTGTAATCTTAGGATACATATGTACTGCAGTGATTGTAGTAACACTACTGTGTCGTTAGGACTTCGGTTCTAATCGATTGATAGTAGTGAAGTACGAAAGTAGCCTCAACTACTCTCTCTAAGGTTAAACCTATGACCTTGTGATTATAAACTAAAAACAGACAGGTAGTTTTGTAGCAGGCTAAAAAGCAAAAACAGTGAAGTCTACCATTAATCACAAAATAAAGATAAGGGAAAGCGAACGTTGACACATTACATCTAAGGATGTAAGTGAACTTCTTAGTAGTATAACCTTATCCAGTGTACCCTTGAAACATGAATTAACATGTACTCAGCCATTTGAGAGGGATAACATATTACCAACATTACCAAGCCACTTATGGTGTGGAGATAGCAAGATTGTTGGGATACCTGTTAGCCAGGTGTAATACACTGAGGAGTTGGCAGCAAGAGATAACGAACCCTGCCTATTTAAAGGAGTAACAGATTCGGTTCTTCGTGTTATCTCGTGACCATT